GGCGATCGGATGGCGCGCGCCCTCGGCCTGCAGATCGCGCAGGCGCGCCACCTCCGGCGCGGCGCGGACCATGCCGGCGAGCACGTTCTTGACGTTCGAGTCGAGCGACTCCGTGAGCGCCTGCAACAGCTCCGTATCGCCGTAGGCCCGGGCGAAAATCGCATTGCGCAGCCGCGACAGCCCGAACTGCGACAGCCCGCCCTTGGCCGTGGTGGTGGTGTTGAGATCAGCCGGCGACACCACGTCGCGCAGGAACGCGTCGACCACGGCGCGCGACTGCGCAAGGTTGATCGATCCGTTCTCGTTGGTCGCCAGCCCCTCGAGGCTGCCGAGCCGCTGCGCGTCGGCGCGCGCGAGCTCGCCGGGCGACATGGTGGCGATCGCCGACTCGTTGGCCTGGCGGGCGAACTCCGCGCGGTCGCGCGCGCCCTGCGCCACGCGCACCAGCACCGGCGCCGCCATGCCGTCGACGGCGGCCGGGTCGAGACCAAAGCGGGCCGCGTTGGCCCGTAGCCACTCGCGATAGATGCCTGCCTTGTTCCGCGCGTAGGCGCGCCGCAGCGCAATGGTGCGAGCGTTGCCGGACTCGACGACGCCGTCGGCGCCGACGATCGGCGCGCCGTCGCTGGCCTTGACCGACTCGCCCAGGAGCTCGGGCCGGATCGCATTCTCGATCTTGGCGATCTGCTGGTCGCTGGCGGCGCGGGACCGGTCGCGCGGCTGGAGCTCGGGCGGGAAGCGCGGATCGACCTCGAGCGCGTCATTGTGGGACGTGACCAGCGCGGACGCGTCGACCAGCCGATAACGCACCGGCACCTCGAGGCCGCGCTCCGTCACCACCACCGCGGCCGCACCGTCGGTGCCCTGGAGTGCCGCGGGCGCTTCGGCTACAATACCTGCGGAGGCCGCATCTATGTTCGCTCCGATCGAATCATTCGATCCCGACACGATGTTTTGGGACGTCGACGGGATCCCCGTGTCAGTAGGCGCAGGCGTCGGCCCCGACGCCGTGGTCGCCTGGGACGTGCCCGGCGGGCGCCCCTTCCCGGTTGAGTCCTTGCGCGGCGGGAGTGCCGTCACGCTCGCTTTCTTCCGCGAGCGCGCGAGGAACTTCTCCCAGGCCGCGCCGTAAAGCTGTTGCATTTCCGCCGTGATACGGCGGATCTCCTTGCGCTCCGCCAGCGTCGGAGCCTTTCGGCCGGCGAGCTGATAGCCCTTGATGATCGCTTCGCGCTCTTTGTAGAGCTCATGCCCGCGGCCGCTCTTGGCCTCGAGCATTTCCGGAATGTTGACCTGTATCTCGGCGAGGTTGCCGCGGTACTCGATCACAAATTTCGCGTCACGGTAGCCGTCCGCGGTCTCAATGCCCGGGTCCAGCCAGTTGCGCGATCGCGCCTCGACTACCGGGTAGCTCGAGCGCACCCGGTCAACGGCCGCGGCCGCGCCCTCGAGCGTGGGCAGCTCAAACGTCGACCGCAACAGATCGGCGATCTGCGAGGCGTCGCCCTTGTAGTCGCCGGCAATCTTGGCCGACGCCTTGCCGGCGAGCTTGATCGGCCCGATCACCAATCGCGCGCCGATCTCCTTGGCGATCGTGCGTAGCTCGGTATTGAAGTCGTCGAAGTTGGCGACGGCGGTCTCGTAGAGCCCGCGCAGCGCCGCGGCCGATTCGGGCGGGAGGATCTCGTCGGCCTTCTGCAGATCCGGCACGTGGCGCGCGAGGAGGCCCGCGACGCGATCCGACGTGACGATCGCCTCGGTGTCGGCCTGCGCCTGGGCGGCGCGCCCGTCGTCCTGAAACCGCCCCGGCGGCGCCTGCACCGTGACCGCCTCATCGGCGAGCACCTGGGCGAGCGCCTGATCGAGCGCCTGGGCGTGCGCGTCGAGCGCGTCGGCAGTCTGCGGCACGCCCGGCGCGGTACGCGCGACGCGGTGCGCGTGGTCATTCAGCGCCGCGACGTCCGGGCGCGCGCTCCAGTGATCGACGCCGCCGAACACGGCGCCGGCGAGCGCGTCGACGATCAAGGCCTCGCCGTCCCACGCTTGATAGCCCTCGGCCACGCCGGCGGGCGCGCCCTCGCTTCGCAGGAGCTCGCCCACTGCGCCGCGGGTGATCACCCCTTGCGCCACGTTGGCCCCGGCGCCGAGCCCCACACGCTGCGCCAGGGTGGCGCCCAGCGTCGGGATCCTGAGACCGACCGCCAGGCCGGCGCCCTCGAGCGTGCCAGCCTGCACCGCCGTCCGCGGGTCGACGCCGGCGACCGCCAGGTCGGACGACGTGCCGAGAATGGTGGAAGCGAGCGCGCCAGGCGAGCGCGCGACGGCGAGCTGCGTGACGAACTCGCCCAGGCCGCCGAGTACTCGAGCGGCGACGCCGATCTCGCCCGGGCGGAGCACCATCGACTCGCGGACCGCGCGCATGCGGTCGACGGAGCCGAACGCCTGATCCTGCAGATCGGTGCCGAGCAAGGAATCGATCGGCCCGTTGATCGCGCCCGCGGCCAGGCCGGCCGCCTCGCCGAGTCGCACCATGCCGCGCGCCGGCGCGGCCCACGCCTCGTGCCCCATGCCGCGGAACGCCGGCACGTCGATGTCGCCCGGCAGGAGCGCGTCGGCCTCACTCTCGATCGCGAGCGGGCGCTCCTCGGGGAAGAACTCAAACGAGCTCACGGCGCGACGTCCTCGAACCGGAACCCGTACGGCCCCCACTGCAGGCGCTTGCGCGGATTCGGCGCCGGCTGGAACTGGCCCTCCTCCTCGGGCTGGGCGTACGGCGAGAGGCCGCGCGCCAGGCGGTCGCGCGCGAAGGCCTCGGCCTTCACGTAGACAGACTGCGGAAGGCGCTGCCCCTGCTTCGCGTTGAGCACCGCGCGCACCTCGCCGCGGGTCAGCGTCGGCACCAGGGCGGGCACGTCGACCTCGCGGCCGTCGATGTTGAACCCGACCGACAGCTCCGTCATGGTCCCGCCGTCCGGCGTCCTGAGCGGGCCGAAGTAGCCGCGGCCCTTCTGCGTGCCGTCGGGGCGTAGATCGTTGGGGTTGGGCTGCCAGTCGGGCGCCGGCGCCGGCGGCACGTCGAACTCTGGGTCAGCTGCGGCGAGCGGCGCCTGCCAGTCGATCGGGGCGGAGCGCGGATCGATGTTGACCTTGTAGCCCTTTCGATCGAGGAGATACGCCCCGCCCTGCTTCACGTAGTAGCCGCGGGGCGCGTTTTCGATCTGCAAGTCGAGCAGCTGCGAATCGTTGAACCGCGTGATCAGCCCGCCGGTGCGGTTGAGCTCGAGCAGCCGGTCCTGCACCCGGCTGGTGAGCTCGTCCTCGCTCATGCCGCGCGGCAGCACCACGGCCGCCCCGGCGTACTCGCCGATCCCGCCGGTGGCGATCTCGATCGCGCGCTGCATCCGCTTTCCGTCGACGTCCTGCGGATCTTGCGTGAAGTCGCCCTCCTGCGCCGAGAGCGCCGCATAGACCCGGCGCGCGTTGTCCAGATCCATGCCGCGCACGCGCGCGCTGCCGACGTAGGCCTCGCCCGTCAGGTCGTCGAACTTGCGCGCGATCGCGTCGGCATTGGGGAGGCGCACGAGCGGCTTGGCGCCCTCGCCTGGCGGGTTGAGGTAGGCCTCGCCCTTGAGGATCAGCTCGGCCGCGTCGCGCGCACCTGGCGCCTTGTCGACCAGCAACCGGCCGGCGCTCGCCGCGGCGCCGTTGCTGGGCGCGAGCTCGGCCATGATCTGCCGGAACTCCTGCGGGTCGCCGACGGCGAGCGCGAACCCGTGGATCGTTGCGGCCTGCTGGTCGGCCGGGGTGCGCTTGAGGTTCTCGGAGAACGCGCGCAGCTCGGACGGCGTGAGAAGCCCGACCGGCTGGCCCGCCCAGGCGCTCGCCTGCGCCGCCGCCTCGCGCCTGGCGCTCAGTCCCTCGGCCAGCGCCTCGGGCGTGTCGACGTCGAGCGGCGGGAGATCGATCACGCGGCGCGCCGCGGCCGCCATGAGACCACCGCGGGCGCGTATGTCCTGCTGCGTGTTGGCGAGCTGCTGCTCGCGCCACCGGTAATCCCAGTCCTGCCCCTGCTTCACGCCCTGCGCCGGATCGGTGTAGCGCGCGCGCAAGGCTTCCACCTCCCGCTGCTGGTCGGCAATCGGAGCGGACGCAAAGCGCGCGCGGTCCGCGGCGGCCGCCTGCATGGCTTGTATGTCCTGCTCGTAGATCGTGCCGGTGGCCAGGGCCGCCGTCGACGCGACCCACTGCGCGTCAGGCTGTAGCCCCTGCTGGTAAATGTCGCCGAGCCTGGCGATCGCCCGGCCGGCCTGCGCCTCGCGCGCATCCGCCTCGATCCTGGCGCGGTTCGCCCGGCGCTCGAGCTCGGCCTCGGCCTGGCCGCGCAGCGCAATGCGGACCTTGGGGTCGAGCCGCGGGTACGCGTCGCCGTCGAGCGCCTCGAGCGCGCCGGCGGGATCGTCGTTGACGCGCTGCGCGACCACGGTCTCGGTCCAGCTCTCGGAGACCGCCTGCTTCTGCTTCTCGACGTTGAGCGCGTCCCACCCGGCCGCCGCGGCGCTTTCGTCGATGATCTTGAAGGCCTGGTCAATGTAGGGGTCAGCATCGCCGGCGCTGAGCGCCTGGCGCCCGAGCGACTCGATCGACTGCGCGACGTTGGCCGAGACCTTCGCCCGGTTCTGGCGGGTGATCCCCTCGCGGATCCCGGCGCGCGCACGCACACTGATCTCGTCGATGTTCGCCTGCTGCGCGCCGAGTAGGTCGGGGATCTTGTAGGTGGGCTCGAGCGCGGCGCGGCGTTGGGTAACGAACTCGTCGAGCCTGGCCTCCTTCTGGTCGCCAGGGATCGAGTCGTCATCGAGGATCGACTGCGCCCTGCGCGCGACCTCCTCGCCAAGCTGGATCTGGTCGCGCCGGGCGCGGGTGGCCTCCTCGACGCGCGCGGCCTGCTCGGCCTCCCGGCGGGCACGCTCCGCGGCGATCTCCTGCTCGCGGCGCTGCTGTGCGGCCACGTTGGCGCCGATGTCGCTGGCGATGGCCGCGCCGCGCGCGAGCTCCTGTATCCCGCCGGTCGTGTCGAAGGCCTCCGGCACGGGGCGCGCCGAGCGGCCCGGCCGGACGGCCGGCGCGGTGTAGTTCCCGAACGGACCCGGATCAATCGTCGCCATGCCTCAATCCCCCGCCGCGCGCCACTTCGACCACACGTCCGCCGCGCCGGCCAGCGCGGTGCCCCAGGCGGTCAGCTGCCCCGCGTTTTCCGCGTTGCTGCCGGCCTGCATGTACAGGCCCGACTCGGTGAGGGACGCGAGCGCGTCCTGCTCGAGCTGCTGGCCCTGGCGCTCGCCCAACAAGATCGCATTGATCGCGTCCTGATCGGCGCGCCGGGTGATGTCGCGCTGCGTGGCGATCGCCGATCCGGTGTCGACGCGGATCCCGTTGGCCGCGTAGGCCGCGCGCGCCGCGCTCCGATACTCGGCGCCCTTCCGCTGCACCTGGCGCGCTTCCACCTCGGCGACGTCCCGCACCAGGCGGGAGGTGAACAGCGCCCGGCGCGCGTCCGCGTAGCTCGAGGCCGCCTGAGCGGCGTACAGGTCGCCCTTGTCCTCGCCGCCCTTCCAGGCGCTATAGAACTGCAGCCCGGTCGAGACCAGGGAGAGCGCAGCCGATCCGACGTCAAGCAGACTCATGCGTTACCCCTCATTGACGGTGTAGCGCCGAATGACGCGGCGCACGTGAGCGCGATACGGTAGGCGCCGGCGGATGGTAACGCGCCCGCCGTCCCAGCCGAGATTCGGCACGCTCTTTTTCCCGGTGAACGGGATCAGCGGCGACGTGAAGGCGCCCTCCCCGAACGGCCGCCACTTGAGCTGCGCGTCTTGCACCTCGATCCCGGTGGTCTCGAGCACGTCGACGATCACCTCATGGGCCCGGACCTTGGCGCCGCCGAATGACACGCCAGGCGGTTCAATGTCCGGCACTGTCATCACCGCTTCGAACGGCAGGCCCGCCTCGATCGCGGTTGCCAGGAGCGGCGCGCCGACGCCGGACGCCTCAAGCGTCTGCACTGTGCCGGCGACTACCACTTGGTCGGCCACGTCCGCGCCGTTGGCAAGGATCTGCACCGTCTTGCCCTCGAGGTGCCCGAACCCGGCCCACGTCGACGTTGGCGTGCCCGAGGTGCCGGTCAGCGCGCAATCCGTTTGCAGGGACCAGTCGGCCCGCTCGATGTACCGCTTCGTCACGCCGTTGATCGTGCGCCGCACCGCAAGCCACAGCTGATCCTCGGCGCCGTAGCGCATGACCGCGGCCGACTCGATGAATCCATCCGTCGACAGCGGCGACCAGGCGAGCACGTCATGCTCGAGCACGCCCGCCTGACGGGAGACCGCGCACGCGGCGAGGCGCCCGTCCTCGAGCACCGCATAGGCGATCGGGTACGGGTCTTTGCTGAAAACGATCTCGCGCACGCCGGACGCGAAAAGGTGCGATGACTCCCAGGTGATGTCAGGGGACCAAAACGCATTCTCGGTCAACGTGAAGGCGAGCGCGCGGATCTTGGTCCCGCCGTCCTGCGCGAACCATAGGTCGTTGTTGACGATCTGCGGCCGGCAGCGGCTCGCGCCATTGTTCGACCCGGTGCGCGGCCGGAGCGTCTTGTATGTCATAGGCTCATCGTTGCCGGTGCCGGCCGAGAGCTCGGCGGACGCGGTGAGCGCGAGCAGCGTGGTCGGCGACGGAACAAGGTGCATGATCGTGCTCATGTCGTTGCCGAAGAAGTCGATCGCCCAGCCCGCGGCATCGCGCTCGCCGCGGGTCATGTCGTAGTAGAAGCCGGTCGCCGAGGCCCAGGTGCCGAGCGGGAACGCGGCCGAGCCGCCGAAGATGAGGCGCTGCTCGGCCAGCGCGACGGCGCGCGGGTAGCCCAGCGTCGCCGACCAGGCGCGCGGCTCGAGGGACCAGGCGCCCGACTCAGCATCGAGCACCGCGGGCGAGGTGAACAGCTCGCGCAATTTGCCCGTCATGATCAGCGCCGAGGTAAACCCGGTGAGCTCGATCAGCGCGCCATTGATGCGGGCATAGGATCCGACGTCGGTGCTGCGCCAGCCGTTCGCCGACAGCGTGCAGGTTACGGTGCCATTCTTCCGGCCGGTGGAGCCGGAGATCGTGAGCGTCGTTTTCGGCGACTCGGTGATCGTCCAGTTGCCGGACGTGTAGGCGGTGGCGAGGAAGCCGGTCGCGGTCGCGTTTACCTGCGTCGTCGACACGAATCCCGTAATGGTCGCCTCGCCGATGTCGGCGATCACCTGGCGGCCGACGTCGGAGGCGAGGAAGGCCGCGGCGCCGCTGGTGATGGTGATCGCGCCCGACGTGGCCGACAGCGTCGCAGTCGTCGCGGGCTTGAGCCCGAGCTCGGCCGACGGCCACACGATGAACGGCGCGGCCTGCACCTTCCACTGCTCATTCGAGATACGGACGATCCGATACGGCACCTTGGTCGGGTGCACGACGACGGCGGTGTCGCCCCACTGCGCCCATTCGAGATCGGGCAAGTCGGCCTCGGCCCACGGCGTGACGAATTCGATCGGCGTGCCCAGAACTTCGATCCGGGTGTTCTGCGTGTAAACCCGCATGTACAGGTTGCCGAGCTCGAGCACGTAGGCCTGCGAATTCGAATAGCGGAACGGCACCAGGCGCGGCCGGCGCGTGCTGTCCTTGGTCTCCGCGGTGTAGTACGTCCCCCACCTCGAGCGCGCGCCGCCTTGGACTAGCGCGATGAAGTTGGAGAGCTCAGAGCAGCACGATTGATACCGCGGCAGGTTGGTGCGGCCGAGCATGGCCGGCGACCACTCGCCCGCGGTGAAGTCCGATTGCGTCCACTCCTGGCGCGCCACGTCAGTACCCCGCGCGAGCTCGGAACAGCGGCTTATCGCCGATCGGATCGGTCGGCGCTTCGACCGAATTGATGCCGCGGGCCGCCTCGAGCAGCGCGGCGAAGTTGGCTTGCATCGCGTCCTGCAGCGTCTTTGAGCCGGTGAGCGGGTACGCCATGACCGCGGCCATGTGCATCGTGGTCGCCTCGATCAGCACGGAGTCCCACGTCGCCGGGTTGGTCGCGTCGTACACGTAGCGGATTTTGATCGCGGCCTCGTTCGACAAGATCCGATCGCCTTCGATCTCGAAGTCCGGCACCTCGCCACCCTCGCCGACGGAGAGCACGCGCAGGCAGTCGGGGGGGATGATCGCCTGATACGTCCAGCCCCACGCCGGGCTATCGGGCAGCGCGGGGAGCGAGGCACGCTTGCGCACGCGGGACCAGACGCCGAGCCGCAGCGTCGACTGGCGCACCGTGTCCCACATATTGCCGGCCAGGCCGGTCGAGTCCTCATCGAAGGATGAGATCGAAGATTGACCGCAGAGCATGCGGGCATTCGAGCAGATCGAGATTGCGGTCGCGGCCATCGACACCCCCAAAAAGAAACCGGGCACACGGCCCGGTCTCAGGATAGCGCAATCGGCGGGCGACCCGTGAGGCGCCCGCGTTGCGGGTTACTCGATCGCGTAGACCATCCGCAGGCGGATCACCTGATTGTTGGCGATCTGCGCGCCGGCGACCGTCGACAACAGGGTGCAATCGTCCTGCGTGGTCGTCCAGCCGTTGGCCTCGTTCGCGCTATCGTTGCTGGTCTCGAAGCTCGCGCCGACCGCGGTGATCGTGGTGCCGGTGCCCGGGGTGGTCGACGCGGTCGCGTTGGCCGACATGGTCACCTGATCATTGTTCACCGCCAGCGCGAAGGCGCCGGTCGGGATGCCGGTGCCGGACAGCAGATCGCCCGGCTGGATCGCGCCTCGAGCGTTGAGGAACGTCAGGTAAGGCGAGCCGTTGACGGTGTCGCACGTGCACGTCTTGGTCAGCGCCGCCGCGTTGGGAACCGCGGTGCCCGCCGCGGTAACCGCGGTCGCGGCCAGGTGGCGAGCCGGCACGATGTTGTCGCCGACGTTGAGCGTGCACAACGCGGTGCCCGCGCTCCACTGCAAGATCGACAGGTGACCCAGGATCTTCGCGCGCACCGGGAGCTTGCCCCATACGATCTTGTCGGCGATCGCCGGGGCGGTGCCCGACGTCGGCGCGCGATAGGTCCATTCGGCCACGCGGAGCTTGCCGTGGTTGACTGCGGACTTGGTCTTGAAGCCGGGGGTCGCGGCGTAGGCGGCGAGCTGTACGGAATTGAAATTCGGCATTGTCGGATCCTCGTATTCTGGTGAAGGAGGCGCCGCCCTCGCGGCGCCGTCCGTCGATTACTCGAAGCAAGCCACCTCGACGACGCCCGCGTCCTCGACGCGAACAGCGCCCAGGCTCATGCGCGCGTAGACCTGCCAGGAGTAGTTCTTCGTCGGCAGCTCGGTCGCGTTGGTGATGATGTCCTTCCCCATGCCGAGCACCATCGCCTGGCGGGCCCAGGCCACGCAGAACCGCGACGTGCCGACCTTGGCGAGGCGCTCCGACCGGATGAACTTGAAGCCGAGGAAGGTATCGATCACGCCCTCCGACAACGCCTTGACGGTGTTGTAGTCGATGTTCTTCACCTCGGTCGTGCCGTACAGGTTGGTCAGCTGCTTGCTCGAGACGATGAAGCCGCGATCGTAGACCTTGCCCTGGCCGGTGGCCGACATGGCGGCCTCGTCGCCGCCGTGGCCGATCTCGGCCGCGTCGATGATTTCCTTCGTCGCCAGGAGCTTCGCCAGGGTCAGGCCGGTGCCGCCCTCCGCGATCTTCTGGGCCGCCGGCAGCGGGACCGGACCAGCGCCGGAGCGGGCCGAGCCGCGAGCCGCCGCATAAATGACGTCGTCCTTGGCGCGGTTGAGCGCCTGCACGCCGAGCTTGGGGTACTTCGATTTCGGATCCGCCAGCATGCGGATCTCGTCCATCTCGTCGACCAGCTCTGCCCAGCCCTTGTCCTGCAGGTCGATCCAGCGCCGGGAGTGCGGCACTTCGACATAGCGGGTGTCGGCGTGGCGGCTGGTGATGTCGTAGGCCTCGGCGGCGCCGACGCGCTCGATCGCCTTGGAGGCGCCGCGGATGCCGGACTCCATCATGACGAGCGGCGAGAGGCGCGAGCTGATCTGCTGGCCGAGCTCGTAGAAGTTGTTGCCGAAGGCAATGGCGAAATTTTCGGGTGCCTGCTGGGACATGGCGCGGATCTCCGATCAAACGGGTACACGTTGGGGTGTGCCTGCTTGTCGGTTATCCGGTGTCCCGGGCCGTCGCGCGAAGGGCGGTAGCGTCGCGGGCCGTTTCCGGTTATCCGCTGGGCGCAATCCTAGAACAGCTGAGCCAGGAGAAACAAGCTCCGGCACAAGGCCGGGGCAAACGGTGGCAAGGAGATCAGCGGGACTCGAGGAGCTCGCGCGAGCTGACACCGCGGCGGATGCACTCGCCTTCCCAGGCCCACACCTTGGCGACGGCCGCGGCGTGGCCGGGCTTGTGCTCCTGCCAGAACTCGGAATCGAGATTGCGACGCAGCGCGATCGCCTCGCTGGTCATCACGTCGAAGCTCGGCGGCGGCGACCCGCCTGCACCTGGCGGGCCGTCGGCGCGAAGCTCGCGCGACACGCGCGCCAGCAGATTCATGACGATCGCCGAGCTCGGCGCCTTCTCGAGCTGGGCGAGCTCCTCGGCAGACAGATAGGTCTGCGCGACCTTCCAGGCGTCGGCCTGCACCTTGGCCGCATCGGCGCCGTGCTGCGTCTTGAGATCGGCAAGCGTGCGCTGCTCGTTGGCCGCCCACGAGCCCGCGACCGCGTCATTGGCCGTCGCGTAGAGCTCCCGCACGATCTCGTTGTACTGCTGGTTCGTGAGCTTGATCTCGGCGGCAAAGTCTCGGATCGCCTCGTCGATCTCGGCCGGCACCTCGAGCGCCTCGCCGTCGCGCTTCTCGAACTCGTAGCCGCTGGCGTCCTTGGGGGGCAGATCGGCCGCGGCACCCATGCGGCGCTCGAGCTCGCGGTATGACTTGGCGAGCGCGTCCGCCTTCGCGGCCCCGGCCTCCTTGTCCCAGAACTTCTCAGGGACGATCGGCGCGCCCGCCTCGGCGTCCCAATTCGACTCAGGGCACCAGTCCGGGCGAGCCGGTGGCGCGTCACCAGGCGGCGGCGTGCCGGCCGGCGGGCGGAACGCGGAGACAGGCGCCGGCGGTGCGTCGCCAGCGGGGGGCGCCGGCGGGGCCGGCGGCGTGTCACCACCAGGCGGCGGATCGCCGTCGGCACCACCAGGCGGCAGATCGTCGGTCGCAGCGTGGAACAGGGACGGGCGCAGCGCGTTGAACATAGGGCGGTCTCCAGGGGTCAGATCACGGGGTGGATTCGCACGACAGCTTGTAGCTGATCTGCCTCAAGGCCTGGCCGGCGACGGTCTCAACGATCCATTGTTCGCCGTGCGCCACCGTCACGGAGATCCCATTCTGCGCCGCGTTGTAGGTCACCTGATCGACCCACGTGATCCCGTTGTCCGTGCTCTTGCGCGTCTTGACGGTGTTGGACGCGTCGATACCGTCGCCCAGCGTCAGGAACATCGACGTTACGCCGAACGGGATCACGAGCGGCTCCGACCGCATGCCGTTCGCCACCGATCCGCCGTTGGCAAAGGTGCCCGCTACAAGTCCGCTCATGGCTTCGCCTCCTCCTGCTCGCCCCACGGCTCGAGGCCGGCGGCGAGGTTGATCTTGTTCACGATGAAATTCAGCACCCGCAGGCTGCCCAGGTTGCGATCGGTAGCGCGCGCGCCGTCGACCCCTCCGCCGACCCACGGGTCACCCGCGAACACGCGCGAGAGCTCCTCGAGGATCGCGACGCCGTCCGGGTTGCCCTCGAAGATCCGCGAGTAGGCGCGCGGGTCGACGGGCTCGCGCTCGTCAGCCGCCATCGACCACGGCCTCGGCCGCCGCGAGCTCGAGGAGCTTTGGCGCCGCCTCGACGTCGATCTCGACCACCTGGCCGCGCGCCACGTCGAGCGCGCGATCGACCTTGTCGAGCGCCTCGCGCTGGGCCGGTGTCGCCTTGACCAGGCCGGCGGCCACGGGAGTCGCGCGGGCGGTGCCCGGCGATGCCTGGATCGGGACGGTGTCGCCCACCTCGAGGAACAACAGGCGCCGGTCGCCGTCCGCCGGCGTCGGGAAGTAGGCGGCGAACCCGAACTGCTCGCAAACCTCCTCGGCGGACAGCTGCCGCGCCGGGCCCTCGAGGCGCTCGTCGGAGATCATGACCACCAGCTGCACGACGCCGGCCGCGTCAGTGAATACGGTTCGAGTTGCCATTTCTCCGCTCCTTATGCGCCGAGAACCCATTCAATGTCGAGGAAGCCGGGCGCGCCGTCCCCGCCCGCGGCTAGCGCGCCGCCGCCAGAACCGCCACCCCCGGGGTACGGGTTAGTCAGCCCAGGCGACCCGCCGGCACCACCGGCCACGCCGATCGCGTTGGGGCTGGTGCCGGACGCGCCGCCGCCGCCTTGCGTGCCGGTCGCCGCGCCGCCGGCCGGCGTCGAGAACGGCCCGAAAACGCGCGGTGTGCCGGGGCCGCCGGCGTTGGACGGACCACCGCCCGCCGCACCCGTGGACACGAACAGGTTTTGACCTCTGAACGTGATCGCAGTCGAGCCGATCGACCCGCCGCCGACGCCGGCGCCGCCGCTCGGCGCCGTGATCAGGGACGACACCGCGCCGCCATTGCCGCCGACGCCCGCCGCGCCCGCCAGGCCGGGCGAGCCGGATTGCGCGCGGAACGAGAACGGCCACAGGGAGCCGCCGGCGACGGTGAGAGACCCGCCCGCCGACCCATTCGATCCCGGGGCGCCGCCCGGGCCGAACGCGCCCATGGTGATCGTGAGCACCTCGCCCGGCAGCACCTTCATGGGGACATTTTCGAACGGCCAGCCCGGCGCACCCCCGCCGCCGCCGCCGCCCGGGTCCGCCGTGTGCCCACCACCACCGCCGCCGCCCGGGCCGTTGCCAGAGAACAGCAACTCGTAAACCCCGGCCGGCACGATGAAGGTGCCCGACCCAGTGAACCGCACGCGCTGCTTGCCGGCGCCGCCGGCCGCGCCCGGCACGATAACCCACCCGTTAGCGGTCAGCGTGGCGAGTCCGGTGGAGACGGTATCGCGATCGGTCATGCTGAGATCCTCACGCCGCGACCATTCGACCACGAGCAGCGCCGGCGGCAGCGGCGGCCGTGTTTCGTTGCCCGGCGTCCTGCGCGCCCGCGGCGGTAACCTGCAGCGCCTCGGCCTGCTGGCGCGCCTGAGCTCGCGCTCGCGCGTCCTGCAGCTGGCGCACCTTCTCCCGGTCGCGCAGTCCCTCGCGGGGCAGGCCCAGGCGCTCGGCGCGGATCCGGTTGAGCTCGGCCATGTCGACGTTGTCGGCGACGGACGGGTCGATCTGCACGTCGACCAGGGTGCCGGTGACGTACTGATCGATCGCGACCACGTCCTGCAGCTGTTGAGCGCGGGCGAGCGGCGACAGGAACTTGACCCGGAACGGCCGGCGCGCGAGCTCCTGCGGCACCGCCTCGAACGCGCCGCGCTCGAGCGCCATCGCGAAGCACAGCTCAACGAACGGGATCAGGAACTCCGATTGCAGCCGGCCGTACATCGGGCCGAGCTGCTGCCGGATCATGTCGACGCGCACCTGTATCTCGGTCGCCGTCTTTACGCCGGTGTCCTGCGGCTCGAGCGCGTCGGCGAGGAAGCCCTTGCGGATCGCCTTCTGGAGCCGCTCGATGTCGAGCAGCGTTGCCTGCATATCGCCCGCCTGCGAGAGCGGCTGCAGGTTGTCCATGTCGCCGACGACGATCACGCGGCGCGACCCGAGCTTGACGGTGCGCGGGTTGAATACGCCGTCGTCCTTCGCCTTGTAGGTGCCGACGCCGGCGTGCACCTCGAGGCCGAGCATTTGCATGCGGGTGATCTCGTTCAGCTGCCGCATGGCGCCGAGCACGCCGTACGCCGGGCCGACCGCGAACACCGAGCCCGGGATCGTCATCCACCGCGGGACCACGCACGGGAAGCGCGGGTAACCCGACTCGCGCACCACGTGCTTGTGTTCCTTGATCAGGGTGATCGACTCGAAAGGCATGTTTAGCGCGAAGCGGCCAGGCGTGCCCTCGCGCGGGCCGATGTAGCGCAGCATCGTGACCGGCGCCGACGGCTCCTTGGCCGCGAGCTCCTCGATCGCCTGCGGGCATCGCCCGGGGTAATCGGCGACGCACTGCTCGGCGGTGATCACGAACTCGCGCCACACCATGTCGATGCGGCCGCCCTGCCGGGACTGCGCCCACGTGCAATCCGCGGTCGGCCACTGTTCGAACTGGAAACCGCCCTCGACGGAATCCTCGTCGACGTAAAGCACGAACTGCCCGCCGATCACTTCATCGAGGAACGCCTCGAACACGACGGCGTCGAAGTTGGAATTGTGGATCAGGCGCCAGAGTCGATCGGCGCTCTTGTCCAGCCACAGGCGCGCGCCGTCGCCGACGCCGTCGACGTCCAGCCCGAACCATCGCGAAGTCGCGGGGCAGCCGCCATCCTTGAGCCCCGCGGCCAGGATGCGCGCGCCGTCGGCGCCGGTCTCGTCGAGCAGCGCATCCTGCAGCGCCTTGCCGAGCGAGAGCTCCGCGGAGCCCTTGGTCGTGTCGGCGCCGGTCCACCACCGCGCGCCGCGGATCGGCATGGTCATCGCGTAGCAGTCGCGGTAGACCCACTCGATCGAGGTGCGATCGGATACGTTGCGCGCGTGGCGCTCACAAATCTTGTCGGGTGTCATCAAGCCGCCCTCGCCACCGGGATCGCGATTCGCCCGCTCGGCGTGTCAATCGGGCGCGCCTTGGGCTTGAAGTTGGACACGCGCCGCGGGTCACCGGCGCCGGTGTGGGCGCCGGTGGCGAGCAGAGACATGCGGCGCGCGCTGCGCGCCTCGAGCGTTTCGGCGCTCGCGCGCTGCTGCACGACGGGCCGCGTCACGGCGTCGCGCTGCTTGTCGATGTCGTTGCCGGCCGCGTCGATCACGTCCTGCGGCGAGACCGCCGGACCGTTGCCGAGCAGACCGCGACCGCCGCCCGTGCGCCCGCCCCCGCGCCCGCCGCCCGCCACCAGGCCGGCCGCGGTGATCGCGCCGCCAAGCAGCGTGCCCGCGCCGATATTGCCGCCGATCTGCGTGCCGACGTTGGTCAGGAAGTTTGCCAGGCCGGTGCCGCCGCCGGTGGCGGTGATCCCCGCGCCGTTGGCCGGGTTGAACAGGCTGGAAAATCCACCGTTCTGCGCCCACATGGTCGCCTGGCCGATTGAGTAGCCTTGCAGCGCGCCGGTGGCGACGCCCAGGAGCGAGTGATCCTTGACCCAGCCGAGACCGCCGCCAACCGCCGCCGCGGCCCACGGTCCGCCGACCCACGCGGTGGCGGCCATCGCGCCGATCGACACGAGCTTGCCGACGAACGTATCTAGAAACCCCTTTTTGTGCTGCTGGTGGCGCGCGGTCTCGGACAGACCAAGGCCGAGCGCGGTGACCTGCAACTGCGGCCGCAGCCCCGAGTCGATCTTGCCGGTCCGCAGGTACTCGCCCCACAGCTGCCACTGCCGATCGGCGGGGTTGCCCCCGCGCCGGCGGATCTCCTCGGGGCTGGCCCACTTCGCGATCTTGTCGAAAATCTGCTTGCTGCCGCCCGCCTTCTCGGCGCGGTGCGCCCATAGCTTCTCGAGGCGCCGCGACACATTGCGCGTCGTGACGCCGTAATTCACGGCGGCGACGTCCGGGCGACCTAGCGGCAACGTCTTGGCGTTGTAGGTGCCCGGAACAACGATCGTCGGGATGCGAGCGGCCACGGCGGGAGATCAGGCGCCCTTGAGGCGCTCGAGCGCGGCGTCGAGCTGGCGGTCGACCTCGGCGGCGATCGCCTTCTTGCTGGCCTCGGCGACGGTCGGCGCCTGGGCGACCTTGGTCTCGAGCTCCTCGATCCGCGCGCGGAGCGGGCCGATCTCGTCCTCCGTCTTGGCGGCCTGGCCGAGCTGGTAGGGCATCCACTCCCAGAAGTCGCGCTCCTCGAGCGGCACCTCCTCGGCGCCCTCCCCTTCGACCAGGCGCAGGACGCCGGCGTCGCGGTGATACACGGGGCCGGAGCCGCGCGCGTTGCCGTTGGCGTCGATCACGGACAGGACGACGCAGTCGTCGCCGAGCACGTGCGCCACCAGGGCGGCCAGGGTTGGGCGCTCCTCGCCTTCTACGCCCGGGCGCGGGCGGAACAGAACGACGCGGCCGACGGTCGGGGCGATCTGGCTCATGCTGCCGCCTCCTGCTGCTGCGCGGCCGCCTGGCGGGCGCGCTCCTCGATCACGCGCGGGTCGGCCGGGCCGCCCTCGATCGGGATCGGTCGGTTGATCAGCCAGCCGCGGCCCTTGATCAGGAGATTGCCGACGTAATACCAGGCCTCGGCCGCGCCGGTGCACGGCTGATAGTCGGCGTCCAGGCGGGTGCCGACCGGGTGCGAGACCTCGGGGCCGTACTTGTCGACGTCGGTATTGCGGCGGATCGCCGGCATGCTGACGCGCTCGACCTCGTCGCCATAGATCGACGCGGCGCGCGGCGCCTCGTCCACCATCGCCGGCGCCTCGGCCCGGAGCGCCTGCGTTACGGTCGCCGCGTCCTTCATGACCGCGAGCGCCTCGTCGACCTTGCCGGACGCGAGGAGCTCCTGCGCGTGCATCGTGGCGACGCGGGCCTCCTGCTGCGCGGCGATCTCGTTGGGGTCGAGATCGGTATTGTTGAGCTCGAGCTCGGGGAGCTTTGGCGCGTCGGCGCCTGGCACCTGCACTGCGCGGATCAGACTTCGACATGGGGCGGCCTCTCGGTTGGAGTCCGCGACAGCATGCGACCGCACCGGCGGGCCGGTCAAGCCAGGGGCAAACGCGCGCGCGCGCGCGACGCACCGATCTCGCGAATCAATCAATCGCGCGATCGGTGAATTGAGGGATTCTTACCCCCTTTCGAGGGGGCGGAAGCGAAAGCCGCGGAACACGCCGATCTCGCCGGTGAACGTCGGCGCGACGTCCGCCTCGCCAGGCTCGAGCTCGAGCGGATCGCCGATCACGTAGTCCGCGAGGGAGCGCCAGTACTGCGGATCGAGGTAGACCCGCCACAGGGGCCGGCGGCTTCTACGCCAGCGGCGGGCGCGGGACCGGCGCTTCACGTTCGCGGCCTCGAGAGAAACGCGGGCGGGTCGATGAATTGGTAACGCTGGAATGCGGCCGCAGCTGTCAGGCGCAGCTTGGCGAGCGTCGCGTCGGTCGGTTGCTCGTCGAAAATCTCCGCGTAGCACGCAGAATCGATCGGCGTCTCGAAGGTGTACACGACCACCCAGGAGCCGACGGGCGTGGCGCGGCGCTCGATCCTTTCGGTGATCCCGGCGCATATCGCGTCGAGCTCGCCCGGCGAAAAGTCGATGGCGCGGGCGAGAGCGGCGACCGCCGGCGGGCCGACGGTGAGCGCCGCCACCATCGAGCGCAGGAACGATCGGCGGTTCACTCGGGGCGCCTCTCGAGCCCGGACTCGGCGATCAGCCGATCCCACGGGACGGGGCGGCCGCGCTGCGGGTGGCCGGCCGGACGGCCGCCGAGCTCGCGCACCAGGCGGGACCGGGCGACGAACTCGGCCAGGGTGCGCGCCTGCGCGCGGAGCTGGCGCTCGGCCCGGGAGTACTTCTTGCCGTCGCGGCGCCGGTTCACGACACGTGCACCCGCACCGATCGGTACTGGCCGCGCCAGTACTCCAGCCACCACGGCCAGGTGTCGGCCGGCTCGGCCATGGTTTCCTCGAGCGCCGCCTCATAGTGGGCGCGGGAATCCTTGCGCGAGCGGCAGGCGTCGCGGATCGCCTGCTTGAGCTCGGCGCGCAGCTGGGCGCGCTGCGCGACCGCGACCGGGTTACCTGGCATGCAGCGCCTCCCGCCTGGCGCGGACGCACTGCGAGCACCCACACCGCGGGTCGCCGATCTCGGCGCCGTGGCGAGCGTGCCAGGGGCCGCCGCCACCGGCGCGACCCTGGCGGCGCCGGCGGTCGGCGGCGCGGCCGCTCGGGGCGCGGTCCGCGGGCGGCGTCTGGATCGGATGCTGCTGCACCGGCGCGCGGGTGGCGGTTTGGGTCGGCCCGATCACAGGCTGCACGGAAGCGGCGCCGAGCAGCGCCGCGATCATCGTCTTGAGGGAATGTCTCATGGGAGAAGTACTCCTGAAAGGAGTAGTGCCCGACGGCCGGAAGGCTGGAGACCGAGACACCGAGGAGGGTGGCCGGCCGTCGGGCGCCGCATAGCCTAGAACGCCACCGACTGAACGGCAACCACGCGATCGGATCTGAACTCGCGCATGTCGTTGCGGAGCAGACAGAAGCCGTGAAAGCTCAGGAAGCCGCCGCAGTCCGCCCAGCCGGCCGGGATGATGGTCCGCCGGGTTTCCTTGCCGCGCTCGTCGCGGTAGTCGAACGAGAACCGGCCGCCGGCCGCCACCAGATCGGGGAAGGCCTCGAAGCCCTCCGGCAGCTGCGCCGAGTAGCGCCCGCCGCGGGCGGTCGCGACCCACTCGCGCCAGGGCCGCGGCTGGCCGCGCTCGACGCCGAGGAGCTCGGCGTACTGTTGCACTAGGTGGCAGTCGCCCATCGCCGAGTGTGACGGCCAGGGCGTCGCGAGCCCGTAGTGGTCGGCCAGGGTCTCGAGCCGGTTGTTCTTGGTCTCGGCGCGCGCCTGCGCGTGCTCGAGCGTGCAGAACACCGGGATCTCCTGCGGCCAGTCGACGCCGACGCGGTCGCACTCCCACTGCACGACGCGGCAGTCGAAGCCGGCATTGTGGATAAGCAGCCCGTCGGGCGCCTGCTCGATCAGGTAGTCGACCGCGGCGAGCAGCGCCTCGCGGGTGCCGGGCGCGTCGGCGACGTCCGCGTCGGCGATGCCGTGGATCCGGGTGACCGGCTCCGGGATCGGCATGCCGGGATTCACGCGGCGCACGAACGGCGCCGGCTCGTTGGCGCCGACGCGGCCGATCGCGATCTCGACGATGCGGCCGCCGGGGCTGGCCGCGGTTGTTTCGGTGTCCAGGGGGAACAGTCGCATGGGTCAGCCCTCGATCTTCGTTTCGGCCACGAGCTCGCAGCCGGGGAAGGCGAAGCCCTCGCGCTGCATCCGCGCGTAGCCGCTTGCCTGCTTGGTGATTGCCTCGAGCACGCGCTCGCCGGCGAGCATGTCGGCCGGCACCTTCTGATCCAGCCACGCCTGCACCAGCGCGCGGAGATCGGTGACCTTGGCCGAGTAGCGCGTCGTGCGGCGCAGCCCGCCGGTGGACAGCTGCGGGACGGCGACGACGGGCGCCGTGGCGACGAGCTCCGCCTCCGTGGCGACCGCGGCCTGCGCGGCCTCGAGCTCGCCGAGCTGCTGCTGCGCCTCCTCGAGCACCTCGTCGGCCTCATCGACGCGGCCGGCGGCCTCGAGAGCTTGGGCGCGCTCGAGCGCCTCGCGCTCCGCCGCCTCGCGCTCCCGGGCGATGCGGGCCTCCTCCTCGCGCAGCCGGCGCGCCTCCGCCTCGCGCTCCCGCCTGGCCTGCTCCTCGGCCAGCCGGCGGCGCTCCGCCTCCGCCTTCTCGAACGCCTTGATCCGGTCGCCCTGGATCTGCGCCGCCTTGGCGACGTCCTCGGCCGGGCCGCGGAAAAAGTCATTGACCGCCTCGACCGCCGCGCGATAGGGCGCGGTGTGCTCTTTGCGTATGGTCTCGATCTGGCGGCCGCCCTCGCCGATCATCTTGCGCGCGGTGAGCGCCCGCTCATGCTCCTCGGCCGTGGTGATGGGGCCGGCCGCCTTCGCGCGCTCGACCCACTGCCGGGCGCGGCCGACCCACTCGAGCGCCGCGGCGTTGATATGCGGCTTGATCTGCTGGGCCGCGTCGGGCGCCGGCGCGACCGCCGGCTGCATGCTGGTGCCGTTCATGCCTCACCCCCTTTCGCATCGACGGCGCGCGGCATCTTGCCGTCGGCCATCCGCTCGTACTGCCGCGCGATCGCCGCGGCCTCCTCGAGCTCCGCGGTGAGTGCGCCGACCACCTCCTCGGCTGGTGGCGGGACCGGTGGCGGCTCCGGCGCGCCGAGCACCAGATCGAACGCGGCCAGGGCGCGCGACTCGAAGCGCCGCAACGATGGCCCGACCTCGGGCGCGGTCAGGTAAGCGTGCAGGAGCACGAGCTCGAGCACTTCTCGCTTGCTCAATTCAGACGCCGAGGCGTCGGGTTTGTCGAACATGGGGAGGCCTCCTATTGGCCGATGTTGTGGCGCTTTTTCCAGCGGTAAGCCGTGAGCAGCGCCAGAAAGGTAGTGAAGTCGTCGCGGGCGGTCAGCTCGCGAAGGGAATACTTGCCGGTCGGGAGCAGCTGCAGCACGAACCGGCGCACGGTCGACACCCACAGATCGGCCGCCCCGCGTCGGCCGCCGTGGATGGTTTCGGCGATCGCGCGCGTTTGCGCCGCAGTCTGCGGGCCGACGGACGGGTGAACGGTGGCCGAGCTTTTGAGCTCCATGACGAACGGCACCGCGACCTCGCCGATCTGTAGCTCGCCCCACACGTCAGGCGTGCAGCCGTAGCGGTAGACACGAGAGCACACCGGCTGCTCGCCGGCGCGGACGGTGAAGCACGATTGATGATCAAGCCACGCGCGCCAGCCGTCGAAGTAGGGGCGCACGGCCGGGTCGACGCTGTCCTCATCGAGCACGCCCATGCGGTCGAGCTCGATCGCTGAGTGCAAGGCGCTGCCGATCGCCCGCTTGCGGTCGAGCACCTCGTCGCGGACGAAATCGAAGCTCACCACCTGGGCAAGAACGGCGGTCACTCCGGGGATCTGCTCGTCGCCTAGGTAATAGGCGTGAGCTTCCGGATCGAAGCGAAAAGGTTGCATGTCTGTCGGTCTCCAGCCGGTCGACGCGTAGGCGTCGACCGACACAGCGTAGGACTAACCCGCGAGGGATTCAAGGTAGGCCAAGATCGCGTTGACCTTGCCGCGCGGGATCTTGGCGAAGGTCTCGAGCTCGAAGCGGCGGCACACCTCCGCCTCGCTGATCCCGGCGTAGTCGGCCCGGCGCTTGATGCTCTCGACCTGGCGGTCGCTGGCGAACTCGCCAGGCGGCGCCGCAGGTGGTGGCGCGGCCGGCGGCCTGGCGGGCGCCTGGCGGGGCGGCTCCGCGTCCGGCCGCCGGCGCGGCGCCTGCACCTCGTCGCGGATCTGCTTCGCGGTTGCGCCCTTGTTGGCCTCGCGAGCTCGCGCGAGCGCCTCCTCGTCGTCGAAATAGTCGGTCGTGACGATGCCGAGCGCGGCGACCAGGGATTGCCGCTTGTTGAACGAGTTAGCGACCGCCCAATTTTGCGCGGTCGAGATCGCCTTGTTGTCCCCGATCGGCGAGTAGTAGGGCGTCCGCTCCTCATGCCCGCCGACGTGCCGCACGATGCAGATCGTGGTGATGATCCCGCCCTGCGGCGGCTCCTGCACCCAACGGTAGGACAGGCCGCACGCGTCCAGCACCGGGCGGGCGTACTCCTCGATCACGTCGAGCGGCGCATAGGCGAAGCCCCACGCGCCGCTCCCGTCGCGCTTCTCCATGTTCGCCCATCGCGCCTTGGGCACGGCCGGCATGCTGGCGCGGAACTGGTGCATCGCCTGCGCGAACTGCTGCCGCGCCTGGATCTCGAGCGCCTTCTCGAATGCCTGCACGAGCTCGGCCACGGGGCGGCCGGACTCGATCGCCTTCTCGATCAGGAGCGCGATCCCCATGGTCTCGCTCGAGGCGCGTGCGACGACGGAGTCGGCCCGCGCGCGCGGCTTTCCACTCGCCACCAGCGGCGCCACGGCCGCCGGCGCGATCTCGTCCTCCTCGCGCACCGACAGGATCGCCTCTTTAACGATTATCTCGCTCATGACTGCGGCCCGCGGCTCGCCGCCGTCCCCCAGCCATAGCGCCCGTCTACGCCACGCCAGAACGCGCGCGAAAGCCGATACAACCACATGAGAGGCAAGCCGTAGCCACCATGTTTCGCCACCCAGCGCCACGGAACATAGGGCATAGGAACGCGCGCGCTGCGTCCGAGGACCGCCAGAGTCAAAGCGGGGCGCACTCCGTAGTGCGGATCGAGAGTCGCGCCGAAAGCCTGCCGGCCGGCGATGTTGAGGTAGACGCCGCGCCATGCGCAGCCCTTCGCGGTTTGAATGGTGATGCTCTTTCTCATATCTCGGTCTCCTGTCTGCGGGGAATCCGCATTGCAGGGCGCCGCACGCGACGCCCGCCAATGCCGACTAGAAAGGGATGTCGTTGCCTTCGAGGCCAATTATCCAGACCGCGCGCCCGGCGTCAATACCTTTTGCGAAATATTTTCGCGAAATAGTTGCGCGGCCGCTCGGAGTGTGGATAATAGGCGCTGCGGGAATTCTCCCGCGTCGACTGGAGACCGACGAATGACCAAGTATTTCAAGCCCGCCGAGACCGCCGGGCTCATCCGCAAGGCGCTCAAGGAAGCATTCCCCGACGTGAAGTTTTCGGTACGGACCAGCACCTACAGCGGCGGCGCCTCGGTGCGGGTCGGCTGGCTCGACGGCCCGAATCGGGCCCAGGTCGAAGCGATCGCCGACACCTTCGCCGGCAGCTACTTCGACGGGATGAAGGATTACAAGGGGAGCAACTACTACATGGTGGACGGCGAGCGGGCGAGCTTCGGCGCCGACTTCATCTTCTGCGAGCGGAGCTATTCGGACGCGATGATCGTCCGGGCGATCGGCAAGCTCACGAAGAAATACGCGCCGGCCGAGGTGTGCACCGTCGAGCAGTTCAGGAACGGCAAAGCCGGGACCATGGTGATGATCGGCGACAGATGGTCGAACAACTGGTGTTGGCAGGAGCAGATATACCAGACGCTCGCGAAGCTCTCGGATCGGCTGGTGGTGAAGCCCTCGCCGACCGCGGCGCGGGTGCAGTTCATCGGCGACGACGGCTATGGATACAACGCCGCGGGCCGGGTGTTCCCGAAAGCGGTGGAGGCGTGAACGTGATCACCTACACATCGACCAACCTGATCGCGATGTTCGCCCGCACCGATGGTGCGGCGAGCTTCGAGGCCGACCCGCGGCCGTACAAGCTACAGCTGCAGGGCCCGGGCGAGCTCGACGCCGCGCTCGGCATTCTCTACCAGGCCGGCGACTTCGAGACCCTCGCCGGCGCCGAGCTCGAGGCGAATCTCGCAGGCCGGCCGGCGGTGATCACGCACTCGCCGTACCGGTTCAAGGCTACCGTCCCGCCCTACCGGGCGCGGACCATCGACCCGAAAGTCGCCGCGGAGATCAAGGCGATCGCCGCGGCGCTCAACGCACAGGAGCGCGCGAAATGGATATGACCCCCAGCCAGATGCAGGCCGCGATCCGCAAGGCGCGCGCGCCGGGAATGACGATCGAGAACGAGCTCGCCGAGTTGCGCGCGATCGTCCTGGCGCTCGACACGTGGGCGGGCGACGGGTTGCGCACCGGGCAGGAGCTCGACCAGATCACGACCGCGGCGCGCGACTACGTCGAGACATTCGGGCGCTAGTGGCTAGGTCGAAGGGCGCCGGCTGGCGCCCTTCCGCGTACCCACTACCCCACGGGGGAATCATGGCGATGATCGACAACTGCCCGCGCTGCGGGTTTAACCGGATGGGGGGCGAGTGCCCCGACCATCCACGCATGGTGCCGCCGGCGGCCAGCCTGGCCGGCCGCCGCCGCCAGGAGTTCATGCGACTCGCGAACGAGTGCGAGGCGCGCCTGCTGATGGAGGTAGCGAACCGGATCGGCGTGCTCGGCTCGTCGATCTCCGACGCGCTCCCGCGGCCGCCGGTGCCGAGGCCGCGCCGCACGTGGTGGCAGCGCGTGCTCGCCGTGTTCTACGGGGATCCGCCGGACACCGATCGCGACGCGCTGCTGCGCTACGCCGACGCGGTCGCGAACCTGCGCGGCACGGTGAACGATCAGCGCGAAGGCATCGAGGCTCAGGTGCGCTACTACTTCGGGGCGCTGCGGGACGGTCACCCGGACAATCCTCGCTTCGATCGCATGCGCGACGCGGGGCACCTATTGACCGCCGACGGCTGGCTAGTCAACGAGCGCGCGACGACGCGCGATGATTCGGAGGGAAGGCGATGATCCAGAGAAAGCCCGACGCGCGCGCCGGCGCGAAGATGACAGCGGCCAGCCTGGCAACGCTGATGCGGACCCAGGAGATCGACACGCTCGAGCTCGCCGAGCGCCTCGGCGTCACGCGGAGAACGGTGCAGCACTGGCTTGCCGGGAAGGGCGAGATCCCGTACCTGGCCGCCTATGCTATTCGCCACCTATGACCGCCTACTACAACGAGATCGACCCTTTCGCCGCCCAGTGGCTACGCGCCCTGATAGACGCCGGCCACATTGCGCCTGGCGTCGTGGACGAAAGATCAATATCGGAGGTATCCCCGCGTGACCTTGAAGGATTCAACCAGTGCCATTTTTTCGCCGGCATCGGCGGATGGAGTCTCGCCCTGCGCCTCGCAGGCTGGCCCGATGATAGACCCGTGTGGACCGGGAGCTGCCCCTGTCAGCCTTTCAGCGTCGCCGGACGCGGGGATGGCGAGCGCGACCCACGACACCTGTGGCCCGAGTTCCGACGCCTCATTGCGGAGTGCTCACCTGCAGTCGTCTTTGGAGAACAGGTTGCGAGCCGCGCTGGACGTGACTGGCTCGCCGGAATACGCGCTGACTTGGAAGGTCTGGGCTATGCAGTCGGGGCCGCCGATCTGTGCGCTGCGAGCGTCGGCGCGCCGCACATCCGACAGCGGCTGTGGTGGGCGGCCGACGCCGACGCGCCAGGACAGCGCGAGCAGCGGCGCGGCGGGCTACTCGACCGAGAGCGGGCGGCATCCGGGCACAACGCTGACGGACGCGGCGAGGTTCGCGGGCTGGCCGACCGCTCGACAGACGGACGGCAGCAAGTCGGTGCGGACGGACCAGGGAGCGATGAACGAGGTGGCGCGGAAGGGCGGGCCGCAGGACTTGGACTGCGCGGCGCACTTGGCGGGCTGGGCGACACCAGCGGCGCGCGACTGGAAATCGGAATCAGCGACCGAGGAATTCGACGCGCCGCGGGACGAGCACCCGCGGGGCAAGCCGCTGAGCTATCAGGCCCGTGGAGCGACTACGTCTGGCTCCCCTGCGCCGACGGAAAAGCGCGGCGCATTGAACCCGGCATTGAGCCGCTGGCTTATGGGGCTGCCAACCGCGTGGGACGACTGCGGGGCTACGGTAACGCCATCGTCCCGCAAGTCGCGGCGACGTTCATCCGCGCCGCCAACTTGACCCGCCCCGCTTGAGTAGGCTACAAATGAAAACGCCCCGGGAGTGTCACCTCGCCGGGGCGTTACCGAATCGTGAAAGAAGCACGAGACGGCGCGGACCTCGATCATGGTTCGCACGCTCCCGCCCTGTCAATCCCGATCCGGTCGATCTCCACTCGAAAGCTAGTGAAGCGCGGCGCGTCGCTGTCTGGAAGGAAAGCGCGCAACAAGGACGGACAACCAACCGGGCAACGATCGACCGCCTATCGCCCCGGACCCTGGAAACGGAAAACAGGGGATCGCCTAGTACCCGGCTCGAGGCCTCGGCCTTCCAGGGGAAAGGGGCGGCACTATGGGAGACCGCGACAGCATGACCGAACAAGCAGACAAGAAGCGCACCAAGCGGCGCGCGTCCGACGACTACCCGACGCCCGGGCCGGTGGTCGACGCGTTCCTCGATCGGATCGACTGGCTCCGCGTGCGCTCGTTCCTCGAGCCCTGCGCTGGCGACGGCGCGATCATCGCCCGCGCGGCCGACCGCATCACGTCGCTGCGGCGGGTGGTGCGCGGCGTCGAGCTCAGGCGCGGCGGGCCGGGCTGGATCCGGGCCGACTACCTCGAGCTGCCGCAGCTGGGCGTCAGCTTCGAGCGCCCGCACACGATCGCCGGGCCGCACCTCCAGGCATTCGATCTCGCGGTCACCAATCCGCCGTTTAACCTGGCCGGGCAGTTCCTCGAGAAGCTGCTGCGCGAGTGCGTGACGGTGTGCCTTCTGCTCCGCGCGAGCTGGCCCGCGGGCCCGCGCTCCGCGTTGCTGCGGCTCATCCCGCCGACGCACGTGTACTACCTCGAGAGCCGGCCGGCGTTCGTCGCTACGTGCCAGCGCAAGAGCTGCGACGCGTCCGCGCCGCTCGGCACCAGGGAGTGCCCCGAGTGTGGCGACCGGATGCGCGACACGACCGACATGCACGAGTATGCGTGGTTCTGCTGGGACCGTGCCCGGCTGCTCAACACCCGCGCCCCCTTCAATTGGATCTGAGGATCGACCCATGAAGCGAATCATCTACATCGCGGGGCCCTACACCTCGCACGCCACCGGCTACCGGACGCAGAACCTAGAGCAAGGCTCGCGGGCTAATGTCCTCACGCGGTACGCCGCTACCCTGATGGAGGCGCACGGCGTGGCCGTTTTCTCCCCCGTGACCCACGGGCACGCGATATGGATGGCGAGCGGCTGTGCGCTTGGCCGCGACGCCGCGGCGTGGGCCGACGTGAACGATCCGATCATGGCGCTGTGCACGGAGATCCACGTGGTGCGGATCCGCGGCTGGGACCGCAGCGTCGGCGTGCGCCGGGAGATCGAGCACTTCGCCCAGCGCATGATCGCGCCGCTGTTCGTCGACTTGCCGATCGAGTTCTATCGGGACGCGCGGGAGCGGGCGATCTGCTGCCCCGCCATCGCGGCGTGAGCGAGCAGTACGAGCTGCTCGGGGGCGAGCGCGCCATCCGCGACGCGTTTCTCGAGTTCCACAACGACAACCCGCACGTGTATGCGGAGCTCCGGCGCCTGGCCCTGGCGGCCGCCCGCCGCGGGCACCGGGCTGGGATCGGGCAGCTGTTCGAGATCCTGCGGTGGCGCCACGGGATGCGGACGCATGGCGATGAATTCAAGCTCAACAACAATTTCCGGTCGCACTACGCGCGCGCGCTCATGCAGCGCGAGCGCGAGCTCGCCGGATTCTTCGAGCTGCGGCGACTCCGCAGCGAATGACTAGGAGGTGCCATCATGGCCCAAGACGTTAGAGAGTTAGTGAGAGGGACCAAGATCCGCGATCTGCTGTTCTCCGGGGCGGTCGACGCGTGCAAGCAAATGCAAGACGTGTGGCTCGTGCTCGGCGAGGAGGAGCGCGACCGCATGACGGGATTGATCGATGCCTGGGCGATCAAGACAGAGACCGAGCTCGCCCGCCGCCTCGGCAATCTGTTCGACGCGTTCGTCGCGAGCGGGCAGCCGTCGGTAGCGGCGACCGAGAACGGGATCAGCGTCAAGGGCGACGTGGTCACGCTCACGCTGGCCGCCGTCCGCTCGCAGGTGCCGCGCGACTTCTTCACGCATAAGGGATCGTTCCTGATCGTGATGACCGCCGGCAACGTCGCCAGCCTCGAGGAGCTCAACCGGCAAGGCGATTTCTTTGCCGACGATGACACCGGGCCGTCGCCGGCGGCCGAGCTGGCCGACCAGCTGCGCGGGGAGTCGCCGATCGTGGCGCAGTTCAAGGCCTCGCAGGACGCAGCTGCGGCCGAGGTGGCGCTCGACCTGGCCGAGGCCGTCGAAGCTATCGAAGGCCTGCAGGCGCCGACGGAGGAAATCCCGATCGAGCTGTGGCGCGATGAGTTCCTGCTCGCGCTCGGGCAGATCACCGCCCCGGAATACGCCGCGAAGTACGACCACGGCGGCAAGCTCGAGGGGATTCCGGCGGCCTATATGGACTTCGGCGGGTGGACGCCCACGGCCGCCGCGCTCAACGAATCGTTGAGCCCGGACGATCGCCGCATCATCGCCGACGGCCCGCCGCCGGCGGCCGACGACGACGGCAAGGCGGACGCGGCGTAATGGCTGCCCGCGCGCGCCGCTCACGAATGCCCGACGGGTTCGTCGTGCGCGAGCGCGTGCGGGAGTTCACCGCCACCCGCTACGGGCTATACCACCTGGCCGACGTGCTCGGCGCCGAGTTCATCGCCTACCACAAGCGCCGCGACGAGGAGGGCCGGCCGGCGCTCTATGTGGACTGGTCGACCGCCCTGATCAATTTCATCAAGGGCGAGGCGCCGCTCGACGCACCTGGCGACGGCCGTTTCCACAACCCGGCGAAGTGGGCGCGATGGTGCGCCCTGGCCCGGGACATGGAGAAGCGCGCGCCGCGCGCCTCGAGCACGCGCGACGCGCGGCGCCCCGAGGTGCCGGTCGCGGCCGCGGCGGCAGCTGCGGCCCTCTCCGCGGCCCCAGGCTTCGAGCTCGAGCTCGACCCACCCCAGCGCACGGCCCCAACGCCGGCGCCGGCGCCACGCCCCGCGCCAGAGGCCGCACGCACCGCCTTGAGTGCTGCGCGCGCCCTCCTCGCCGCGGCTCCCCCGATTCCAACCAAGCAACGGAGATCGACGACATGAGAGAGATCACAGAACACAAGCACAGGCTCGAGGCGCTGGCGCCGACCATCCGCGCCGGGGAATTGGGCCCGGGGGGCGCGCCACACCTTTACCGCATAGCGATTCGAGAGCCTCACAGGCACCCGGACGTAGGCGACGCGATCGCAATCACGGCGGACGGCGACACGGCGATCTTGTTCCAGTGCGGCGGCGTGCCGGAAAACGGCGTCAACGGCGTGACGAATGAGGCGCTGCTCGCCATCGTGGCCGACCGGCTGCGCTGCTTCCAGGCGGGGCCGTACCCATGCAAGGAGAACGATCGGGCGCTCGCGCACGTCGAGTGGGCGCTCGAGCAACTGCACGCCCGCACGCTCGAGCGCGAGGCGCGCGGCGTAGAAGGGAGGGAGCAAGCATGACCGGCGTCATACTGAACGGGCACCACCCCGAGCCCGCACCGCTCCCCGAGTCGCTGCTCGAGCGCGCGCAGCGCGAGGGAGACTTCTCGACCGTACAGCTGGCATGGGTCGCGATCAGCAACCGCGGCGACCTCCTGCTCGCCACGCTCGCGAGCTCGCAAGACCAGGCGCGCCGCAATCTCGACGCGTGGGCCGTGCGCTCGCCCGTCGTCGATCCGCGGCTCTCGTTCGCCGTGGTGCCGCTTGCGATGGTGGCGCAGCGCGCGCCGGCCGCCCAGACCGCGGCCGAGCTCGCCGGCACCGCCGAGCTGCTCGAGCGCGCCGCGGCCATGCTGGCGGGAATGTCCGACGGCGTACGCGCGCTGGCGGGCGAGCTGCGCGGCGAGGCGCCGCCGACGTGATCGCGCTCGGGATCGTCTACGTGCTGGTCGCGGCGGTCACGTTCGAGGCCGCCCGCCGCGAGTGGGAGCGCGGCGGGCGGCGGGCGGCGGCCGGGCTTCTATTCGGCGGCGCGTGCGTCGGCGCCGTGGCCGTCGTGCTGTTCGCGGCCGCGTAGCCGTGCCGATCCGACAGGAAATGCGCGCGCGGTATCCGGCCGACTGGCCGCTCCGCTCGCGCTTCGTCCGGTTCGTCCGCGCCCGCGGTTGCTGTGAGTGGTGCGGCGTGCCGCACGGGTGGGAGGTGTGGCGCCACCCCGAGAATCCGCGCGCGTGGTATGCGCGGCGCGAGCTGGGCATGGGGCGCTATCGGGTGCGGTTCACGACGCGCGAGTACCCGCTCGGCGGCCCGCCGTCGAACTTCCGCGGCCCGGTGCGCATCGTGCTCACGTGCGCCCACGTCTACGATCACCGCCCCGAGGCCGCCGGGCTCCTCAACCTGGCGGCGCTTTGTCAGCTGTGCCACAACCGGCACGACGCGGCGCACCGGCGCGCCGGGATCCGCGCTCGCGCCCAGGCCACACAGATGAGGCTCGAGCTGTGATCGCGAAGCAGAAAGTCGACTGGCCCGCCGTCCTCGAGGAGTGGGGGCGGCTGGCCGGCCTGCCGCCGTGCAGCCGCGAATACCGCTTTGCGGCGATCGCCACCGGCGGCACGGGCGCCGGCGTGCGTGCGCGGCTACAGCTGGCGGGCCTGAAAGACTGGCGCTTCGATCTGGCCTACCCGTCGATCCTGCTGGCCGTTGAAGTAGACGGCGGCGGCTTCATCCCAGGCGGCGGCCGCCACTCTCGAGGGGCTGGCATGCGAGAGGACTGCCACAAGATCAGCACCGCGGTCGCCCTCGGCTGGCGGGTAATGCGCGTCATGCCGGAGCAGATCAAGAACCGGACCGCGGTGTCGTGGCTACTCGCCGCGGCCGGGAAAGGGAAGTTGGCGCGCGACACCGGCGCGCGCTAGGTCACGGCGCCTCGCCGGTTCCACGTGAATCCCTGAGCTCGGCGGCGAGCTCGGGAGGAAGGTAGCGCCGCAGGAGCGCGCGCTCGAGGAGGAACAGCCCGCGGCTGCCGAGGTGCCCGGCAACGCCTGTGATCGCCGCGGTCAGGTACTTCGAGAGCTGCGCCTCCTGGCAAAGCCAGAAGGCGATAAGCCCGCAAAAGCTCGCGGTCGCCACCTCGCCGATCAGCTCGACAAACGAGAACGGCCGCGCCTCGCCGCTGCGCCGACGCTGGATCCACGACACCACGCCGCCCCAGCCGGACACGGCCAGCACGCCAACATAGGTAAGCCAGTCGGCACCGTGCCCGGTGACCCGGGCGATCTCCGTTTCGTCCGCCACGGCGCCTAGGTGCGATACTCGGCATCGCATGCAAACTGGACTTCATACAATCGACCGGCGACGCCCGCCGCGATCGTTGGGTTACCAGTCGACACAAGGCCCGAGCTCAGGACGGCGCCAGTGACCGCCACGTCAGCCGCGCCCTGTATGTCGCGGCAGAAGCCGGCCGCGCCGGTCACCGTTGAATACCACGTGACGGTTGGCAGCTGGTACTTGGGCGCGTGGAAGCGCCAATGGATCGTTTCGAGAATGATGCCGGCGCCGGCAGCGCGATGCTGCTGCGCGCCGTCGGTCGACGCGGTCCCGGGCCGCACGCCCTCAACATAGGATTTTTCATAGAACCGCTCACAACGTAGCTTCTGCATCGGGTACGGCACTTTCTCGAACTCGGTCGCGATGCCTCCTTGCTCGAGCTGCACATCGGCGAACTGTATGTAATCGGCCGCGGCCCCCGACCCCGAAAAGCCCTCGACCTCCAGGCGCACGGCGAACTCGCGGACGTTGAACGTGGGCAGCGTGACCGTAACCGACAACTTGAGAAACGCGGCAGCGCCGGACGGGAGTGACGCCGACGTACGCCGACACGGCCGCCACCACCGCTTGCCCGGCCCAACTTCCAGCAACGAGCGAGGCATGCCCCGCGTTTCCGCCGCCAGAGATTAGGGACAGCTTGACGCCGGTCCCTGAGAACGCGATGCCCTTCCGCACTAGGCATGAGACCGTGACGGTTTTCCCGCCCCAATGGTAGGTATCCTCGAACGGGGCGATCTGCTCCGCGACCACGTTGCCGGCATAGGTGCCGGCCGATCTGGAAAACTGCAGCACGTACTGCGGTTGACCGTTGACGCCAGATCCCCCGCGCTGCGCCTGCAGCGTGCCGGACGGCGCCGACAATGACCGAACGAACCACCGATCCACGCACAGCGTCCCCGCGGCCGTGCCGAGATTGACCGCCGCGCCCTCGTTGCGCTGGTCGATCTGCATGTCACCATTGACCAGCACATTGCGCCAGGAGAAGGACGCTCCGATCGACGTGTTGACGTCAGCTTGAGACATCGCGCCGATCGCCGATCGCGCGGCCGCTTGGGAGGCCGCGACGGCGAGCAGCTGACCGATCGCGCCGAACACCAGGGCGGCCGGCGTGATGGTGGCGGGCGTGAGATTGACCAGGGACAGCGCATCCGCCGACCAGCCGATCAGCTTGTTCGCTTCCGGCGTGAGGCCGAGATTGAGCGACGTCTTGCCGCGCGGCAGCTGCGGGACGCGTAGCAGCGTGGTCGCGAGCTGCTGCACCAGCATCACCACGCGGTCGACGTCAGCGTCGACCGTGTCCGGCTTGAAGTTGCCGAGCTGGTAGTCGTAGCGGGTGCGATCGTAGGGCGCCACGCGGGCGAGCACGATCTCGGCGCCGTTGGCGGGTGGCGAGCCGAAGGTCACCGACACGCCGGCGTCGTTGCCGATCCCGGAAACCGTGTAGGCGCTCGTCACTACCCCGTCGAGCGTGACCACAAGGTCGGTCGCGACCTCGATCTCGGCGCTCAGGACATACGGCCCGGTAGACACCCCGTCCCCGGTGTAAAGCTGTTCGGTTACGGCCGCGGCAAGTGGCATGGCTACCCCCCGATCTCGATTTCGTACTCGCCCCCATCGGGGCGCCAATCTGGCGGCCGCGCGTGCTGCACGGGCCCCCGGATCTTACCTATGCGGATCGGGGTTTGGGAAATGGCACCCGCCCCCGAGTCGATGAAATCATCTTTCTGCCCCCGCACCCCGGGCTGCCAGTCACGCATTTGAGTCTCGAACACGTCGAGCGCGTCGACGTGGGCCCACAGGTAGCGGCCCGACAGCGGCGCCTCGAGCGCGTCTAGGATCCGCTCGTCCTTGGTCGTGTCCGACGGCGCGGGGTACTCATCGACGCCGCACTCCGTGCCGGCGAGCGCCTTGCGGAGGTGCGCCGGCACGAAGCCGCCTACGCCGTTGGTTTCCACCCGGACGCCCATCAATCCCAGGCGCTCGACGATCTCGCGCACCCGCCGGCACTGGTTATCGATGTCGCCCTCGAGCGCCTCGCACACGTGCCAGAACAGCTGTCCGCGCTCGTTGGTCAGCACCACGGAGAACGCCGACGCGTCGCCGCGCACCTTACCGACCGCGCAGTCCCAATATGCCGCGGCGCCAATGATCCGGGTCTCGCCCAGCATCATGCGAACTTCGCCGTTCGCTTCCACGATCGTCGGCTGCACGTCGTACGGGATCACGCGCGCCGGGTCGAGTCGCTGCTGATGGAGCGGCTTCGCGTGGAGGAGGTATTGCGAGTCCCAGGCGTTGAGCGTGCGGCAGCTCCGCCGGCGCTTGGCGATCTCCTCGCGGTCGAACCGCTCCGGCCAGGCCGAGCCCGCGTAAATGTCGACGAGCTGCCCGGGCGGCTGGGCGAAGATCACCGCGCCGCGGTCGACCTTGTAGTCGACGCCATCCACCAGAAGCCGGCCGGTGCGCGTCGGCCCCAGGAACACGAGCAGATCGGCCCGGTTCACGTTGGGGAAGTTGTAAGGGAACGCGCGCTGCTTCGCCGCTAGGTCGGCCTCGTACCGCACGTGATGCCGCAGTAGCGGGATCTTGAGGGTCAGCGCGCCGCCGGCCGTGTGCTCGTCGTAGATCGAGGCGTGCGTGTGCGGCGTGCCGATCAGGAGCCGCCAGCCGCCCGGCACGAGAATGTGCACCGACTCCTGCATCTGGTCGCGCAGGCGCTCGCGCGCCTCGTCGCTCCTGATGTTCTTCGGCACCTCGACGTCATCGAACACCGCGGCGTCGGCGCGCGCACTGGTGACGTTCGAGATCACGCCGGCGGCCGATACGGACGGGTTGCGCTCGTCCGGGTTGCCGAGCACGTTGATCGACTCGGCCGCCTGGTCGTCGCGCGGCAGCATGCCGCGGCAGAGCGGGTGCCGGCGAAGTACTCCGCGCGTGTCGCGCGAGAGCTTGCGCGCGACCTTATCGTCGGCCGCCTGGTCGAGAATGCGGAAGGTGGGATCGTCGTAGAGTAGCCAGGCCTGGAACACGGCCACGATCGTCGACTTGGCCGCGCCGCGGAACACCTCGAGCACCGCCTCCGGCGTGCGGTTGCGCGCGACGCGCTCCAGCCAGTTGCATACCTCGACGTGCAGGGCCGGGACTTTCCAGCCCTTGTAATCGGCCCAGATCAGGAAGAAGGCGAGAAAGCTAATGCGGCGTCGCACGCCCTGCGCGGCCGCTCATGGCTTCGGCCCGCGCCTCCGCTTCTCGAACGATCACGTCCTCGGCGGTCTCGCCTTCCACCTCGCTCGGCGTCGCCGGCGGCGCCTCAAGCGGCTGGGCGCGCAGCACGCGCTGGATCTGGTCGATCAGCACGAGAGACGCCGAGACGTTCTTCTTCACCCACACGCGATCGCCGCGGCCCTCCTTCGATTCCATGCTCGGCCACTTCGCCGTGTCGAGCTCGAGGAGCACCAGATCGGCGAGCTCGCGCCCCTTGGCCTCGAGCTTGGCGAGCTGCTCGACCGTCAGCACTTCACGCCCTCGATCCCCAGCCGGGTGCCGTTGCGGTCGATGGTGAGCAGCGCGCGCCGCGGCGCCTTGAGCTCGGCCGGGATGGCGAAGTGCACCCAGGATCCGAACTCGTAGATCAGCTGGTCGAACTCGACGCCCGACTCGACGATCGCGCGCGCCACCGCGAGCGGCGGGCCGAACCGCGGCGCCACGAGATCGGCCGCTAGCCCGTACTGGTGGGCGCTGTTCTTGGCCGAGCCCTGGATCGCCCGGTTCAGCGTTGGCGAACGGTAGCCGCTGGTGATGGTGATCGGCGTGCCCAGGTGCGCGCGCACGCGCTCGAGCGCCTCGGCCAGGCGCCGCAGGTTGTCGACCACGGCAGGCGGTGCCGCGTTGTGGATCCCGAGCCGCGCCGCGGTTTGGCTAACTTCGAACTCGGATAGGTGGAAGTGTGGCGACAGCTGCACCGCTCAGCCTCCGACCAGGCGCTCGAGCACCCAATGCGCGCCGGCGCTGCCGCCGATCCCCGCGCCCAGCATGCCCAAAAGCTCGAGGAACGGCGCGGCGGACTGCACCGGCTGCGGGGTCGCCAGCATGACCAACAGCGCCGCGCTGGCGCCGACCAGACCGATCGCCACCAGGCAGGCGATCGCCTCGAGGAACTTCCGCGGCCCGCCCTTCATTCGCCGAGCGCCCGCTCGAAGTCCGGGCCGCGCTCGGGCAGCGCCTCGCCCGGCTCCCAAAAGTACTCCTGATCGAACTCCTGCCGCGCCCGGCGTTTTACCCGCCCGAGGTAGCCGGGACTGAAATGCTCTTGCAGCTGTTGGAAGAACAGGTGATCGATCGCCGCCTTTGCGTACCATAGCGAAGCCCCCGGGGTGATCCCCTTGATGAATTTGACCGCTTCCGCCTCCCACTTCGGATCCTCGCCCTGCATGAGCTCAATCATGTTGCCCTGAGTCAGGTTGCCCGCCTCCTCGAGGAGGCCGACCGCCGGGCCCAGGAGCGAGCCGATCGCCGAGCCGCCATGCTGCGACGAGCTCGAGAACAGGAAGTCACCGTAAATGCCGAGCGACCCGCCCTTGAGTAGCGACGCGACCCAGAAGCGGCGATTGTCCATCGCCTTCGGGTCGCGCCCGTTGACGAGCTCCGACACTTGCACGGCCAGCGCGCCTAGAACCGTCGTCGACGCCAGAAGCGCCGCGATGTAGCCGGCGCGCGAGCCGGCACTCATGGTGGCAGCGCGCCCCCAATGGCGGGCGATCATAGCGAACGGGAAGGACTTAAACAGGAACACCGACCGCACGAGCTCGCCGCGGAGCGTGCCGCGAGTCTGCCCGAGCGCCGCGCGCGCCCGGTCGCGGACGCCTGGCGAGATCACCGCCATATCGACTTCTTCGGACACCACGCCGATCAGGCGGATCATTGCGTCGCGCCGCGCCATGCGGATCGCCGCCGGGTCGTTGTTGCCGATGATTCGCTCGATCGTCGCGTCGTCGACCGCGGCGATCGAATCCGGCGTGAGCGGCCGATTGCCGTTGCCCCAGTCCTCCGGCGTCGCCTTGCGCCAGATCCGCCAGTCGGTCGGCGTGATCCCCTTGGCCTGCAGGATCGGCAGATCGCCGGCGTGCAGCTGGCCCCAGCCGCGGGTGCGCGTGAGGTGCCCGATCGCGTCCATCATCGTCACGCCGAAAGCGCGTTGCCGCGCCTCGGTGATCGCATTGAGCCCCGACGCCCGCATCGCCGCATTCGCGATCCGGCCGGTGCGCTGCGCCAGGTCGGCGTCGCCGAACCGGGCGAGGGTGCCGATCATCGTGTCGAGCGCGAGCCCGGTGCGGCGCGCGAGTCTAAGCTCCGTCTGATTCGCGGGGTTGAGCGCCTGGATCTCGTTCATGAACACGCGCGCGTAGCTGATGCCGTTCACCTTCGAGGTGAGCATCATCGTCGATTCGTCACTGATCGAGCTGATGATCGCCGATCCCAGGCGCGACGCCACGAGCGTATTTTTCAGCGCGTCCGCCCAGCCGGCGATCCGGCGGTCGGCGATGGGCTCGCCGCGGCCGGCGACCACGTTGTAGAGCTTCTCGATCCCGCGCATGCGCTCGGCGACCTTCTCCGACTCGAGCGGGTTGGTCGTGGCCTCGCGCTTCTGCGCCTCGTCGATCGCCCAGCGCATCGTGTGATCGGGATTCGGGCCGAGTACTTCCACGAGCGCCAGGTCGGCCGCCATGCTGCGGATATGGCCGGTGAGCACTTGGAACAGGCCTTGATCGCCGTACCGCCGCTGGTACTCGATGTAGGCGCCGGCGTCGCGGAAATGGATCTGCCGCTCCTCGGCGTGCCGGTTGGCGCGCATGCCCTCGCCGCGGAACTGGCCCGGCTCGATCTTGTTCGCGCCGCGGCTGGCAATCGACAGCCAGGCGTGCCCGAGGAACTTGCCGAGCTGCGCGTCACTCATGCGCGATCCGTCGTCGTTGCGGTAGCGGTCGCGGTCGAGTAGCTGCCAGGTCTCGAGCACCCAGGCGTCGCGGCCGGCGCGGCCGACTTTCTCGGGCGAGTGATGGTGAGGCATGCCCCAGTCGTCGAGCTTTTCGATCTTGCCGCCTGCGTCGTTGTACGCCTGGCGCATGGATTCGGCCACGCGGTGCCACTGCTCGGCCGCGCGCTTCGCGTCGGGGTTGCCGGTGTCCTCGCCGTGGATCTCGCGGATCAGGGTCTCGAGGCCGGCCGTATCTTGGAACAGGCCCAGGAAGCGATCGCCGCCCTGCTCCCACAGCTCGACGAGCTGCCGCTCGGCGTTGCGCGAGATAGCGCGGGCGCGGGTCTCGATCGACATGACGCCGGCAGTACTCCGCGGGTTGAAGGCGACGAGATCGTCGATCGCCTGCGCGGGCCCCTTGGGGTGGTCGCTGATGTACTGGTCGAGCCGCTGGCGCGCGATGATGGAGAGCGCGACCCGCTGCTTGTCCTTGGCCGCCTCGGCGACGAGCTGCTGCGCGGCGAGCTTGGCCGCGGCGTCGAGCCGCTGGCGGGCGCTCATGCTCGAGGCGCGCACCGGGTCGCGCACCGCGAGCTCGCGCATGTTCGCGCGCAGCCGGTCCTCGATGTCGCGTAGCTCCTTGGCGGTCGGGTCTCGCCCGATCGCCCGCTTCATTGCCGCGATGCACTGCGCTCTAGCCATCGTGGCTCACCGCACGAACCACGGGCCCGCCGTTGACGGTCGCGGCCAGGTCCGACGCCGCGACGTGGAGCACGCCGAGCGCGCGCAATGGGTCGTTGATGCCGAAGGATCGAAGGTCGACGCCGTAGTCGTTGTGCTCTCCCATCCAGTCGACCAGAACGATGCAGGACCGTACGCCGTGCGGCTCCTTCTCGATCTCGTCGGCCAGCATCCGCAGCCGGCCGGCAATGTCAGTAAGCGGGATGGTCTCGATCACCGACAGCCCGCCCTTTTGCTCGCTCATCCCGATTACCTCACGCCACGGTGGCTAGCTGTTGAAGCGCGCACGCGGCCAGCGCGTCGACGCCAGGCGCGAGCGCTCCGCCTCCCGGATCGCCGCGTCCGCCTCGGCGAGCGCCTGCGCGGCCGGCACCTCGACGCCGTCCGCGTTGATCACCGTCATGTCCGGGCGGGTGGCTGCGAGCTCGATCGCCGACGCCAT